AATATGCAAGAAGCAATACAGCTTAATGTAACAGACTTAGGTTATCATGCCGGAGTTTCATCAGCAATTAAAGACAGAGGAATTAACGAGGACACCTGTAAAAAGTATGGTGTTAAAGTTACTTACAATGGTGGCGGACTAATACAAAAACATTTATATCCTTACTATGATGAGAAGGGTACAATGATAGGAACAAAAACTAGATTTGTAAAGGACAAACAATTTTCTATTGTAGGTTCAACAACAAACGCTGGACTATTCGGACAACAATTATTTAATGGTGGTAAATATGTGACCATAACTGAGGGAGAAGTTGACGCTATGAGTGTGTATCAAATGCTCGGTTCAAAATATCCTGTAGTATCTATTAAGAATGGAGTAGCGTCTGCTCTTAAAGACATAAAGAAAAGTTATACTTGGCTTGATAAGTTTGATAACATTGTTATTAACTTTGATAATGATGAGGTTGGTAGAGACGCAAGTAAAAAAGTTGCAGAGTTATTCAGTCCATCAAAAGTTAAGATAGTTAAATTAGCAGAAGAGTTCAAAGATGCTAATGATATTTGTCGTGCAAGAAAGTACGAGGAGTATGTTAAGTCATGGTGGAACGCACCTGTTCACGCACCGGATGGAATTATTAAGGGTACATCTTTACTTAATGATGTATTAGAACCTGTTGTTAAATCAACAACATCATATGGTTGGCAAGGACTAGATGATTTAACTTATGGTATTCGTAGTGGAGAGTTAGTATGTATTACTGCCGGTACTGGATTAGGTAAGACATCAGTCATTAAAGAATTAGTTTATCATATCTTTAAATCAACTGAACAAAACATTGGTATGATTATGCTAGAGGAAAGTCCTAAAATATCTGCGTTAGATATTATGGGTATAGAAGCTAACCTACCTCTTAGAAGACCAGACATTACTTTAAGTAAAGAAGATAAGATAGAATACTTTAATAAGACTTTAGGTACAGATAGATTTTATTTATACAATCACTTTGGTTCTAACTCTGTCGATAATATTATTGCAAGAGTTAGGTACATGGCTAAAGCTTTAGAGTGTAAGTTCATAGTGCTTGACCATATTAGTATGGTCGTATCATCACAAGAATTTGGTGATGAAAGAAAAAGTATTGATGAGATTATGACAAAGCTTCGTGTACTTGTACAAGAAACAGATTGTGCTTTGATTATTGTATCACATCTTAAAAGACCGGATGGAAAGGGACATGAAGAGGGAGCAGTCACATCTCTATCTCAACTAAGAGGTAGTGGTTCTATTGCTCAACTATCTGACATGGTACTTGGATTAGAGAGGGATGCTCAACATGAGAACGAAACAATTAGAAACACAACATCATTACGAGTATTAAAGAATAGGTTTGTTGGTATGACAGGACCTGCAACATATTTATTTTATGATAAAGATACAGGGAGATTACATGAGACTGATAAACCTACAGGCAATGAAGAAGATACATTTTAAGGGGGCAATTAAATGGGAAAATTATTTTTGGATATTGAAACTACCGAAATTATTAAGGGTGAATTACCTAGTACAATTTTTTGCGTGGTTACTATTTGTGATAAGGGCAATATTGTACATTATACTGAGGATAATCTTCATCAACTTCAGATTGATGCGAGTAATTATTCGGAGTTTATTGGACACAACATCATAGGATTTGATGCACCGGTACTTAAAAAAGTATTGGGTCTTGACTTATTTAAACTTGGAAAGGTTACTGATACCTTAGTCTTATCACGATTATTTAATCCGGTAAGAGAAGGCGGTCACAGCTTAAAAGCTTTTGGTTTAAAGTTTGGTTATCATAAGCTTGACTTTACTGACTTCACAAAGTTTAGTCAAGAGATGTTAACTTATTGTATTCGTGATGTTAAATTACTTATACAAATTCATGGCTTACTTATGAGACAAGGTTCTAATTTCTCTGAGAAATCAATAGAGTTAGAGCATAAGGTAGCAGAGATAGTAGAGCAACAAGTATCAAATGGATTTAAACTTCACCTTGAGAAAGCACACATACTACTTGCTAGACTACAAGCAAAGATAGATGAAGTACAAACTAAAGTTAGGGAAACATTTCTTCCATTAAAGATTGAAGAAACTTTTATACCTAAATCAAATAACAAATCAAGAGGGTATGTGAAGGGCGTACCTTTTATTAAAGTTAAGTATCAAGAGTTTAATCTTGGTTCGAGACAACAGATAGGTGAGAGACTAATGAGACTTGGTTGGACACCTACAAAGAAAACAGATAAAGGTCATGTCATTGTAGATGAAAAAGTTTTATCAGAGATTAAAGACATACCAGAAGCTGAATTGATTAACGAGTTTCTTTTACTACAAAAACGAGTGGCTATGATAGAGTCATGGATTGAAGCAGTAAGAGAAGACGGGAGGGTACATGGCAAAGTGATAACCAATGGGGCTATCACAGGTAGGATGAGCCATCAGTCGCCCAACATGGCACAGATTCCTGCTGTGTATTCTCCCTACGGACCAGACTGTCGAGAACTTTGGGTAGTTCCTAGTGGCTACAAATTAGTGGGAGTAGATGCTAGTGGACTTGAGTTAAGAATATTATCTCACTATATGAATGATAAGGATTATATAAATGAACTCATTAATGGAGATATACACACTACAAATCAAACTCTTGCAGGGTTGGAAAGCAGAGATATTGCAAAGAAATTCATCTATGCTCTCATATATTCGGCAGGTAACAAAAAGCTCGGAAGTATCTGCGGAAGGGATGAAAGTTATGGAAGAGAGATTAAAGACAGATTTCTCAAGCGTCTCCCAACTCTTGCACGACTGCGAGAAAGAGTGGATGTCGCAACTAAAAAGGGTTGGCTCAAAGGAATCGACCAAAGGAAACTCATCATCCGGAAAAGATACTCCGCCCTCAACACCTTAATACAAGGTGGAGGTGCGGTAGCAATGAAGAAAGCATTAGTATTGTTAGAAGAATATGTAAAACAAAATAGTATTGTAGCCATACCTGTTGCAAATGTACATGATGAATTTCAATATCAAGTACGAGAGGACCAAGCTGATGTGTTCGGTACACTAGCAGTTAAATCAATCGTGGATGCCGGAGACCAATTAGGTTTAAGGTGTGCATTAAATGGAGAGTATAAAGTTGGAAACAATTGGAAAGAAACACACTAAAAGTTTAGACACTTTAATACCAGACATTTATAAGTTGTTAGCTAATGTCTCGGAGAATAAAAAAGTTAAAGTTACAGATAAACAATTAAATAAATTTTTAAATAACATAACAGAAACTGTTAAGGATTTTACTAACCCAATTAAAAGAGACAAGAAAAAATTACGAATGTCTTCTATTGGAAAACCTACAAGACAGTTATGGTATGATAAAAATAATCCACCTCAAAAATCTGAGCCAGACCCTGTACTACAATTAAAATTTTTGTATGGTCATTTTATTGAGCATCTTATTTTATTCTTAGCAGATTTATCTGGGCATGAAGTAAGTGATGAACAAAAAAAAGTAGATGTCTATGGTGTTGTAGGTCATATGGATAGTAAGATTGATGGAGAAGTTGTAGATGTTAAGACTGCTTCTGCTTATTCATTTAAAAAATTTAAAGAAGGAACTTTGTATGGTGATGACCCCTTCGGTTACATCGCACAGTTAAGTGGCTATGAAGAAAATGAACCAACAAGTAAGGGTGGATTCCTAGCTATCAATAAATCTTCTGGTGAACTTGCATTGTTTAGACCAGATGATTTAATGAAACCAAATGTTAAACATTTAATATCAGAAGTAAAAGATAAGTTATCAAAAGATGAACCACCAGAAAGATGTTATCAACCTATACCACATGAGAAAGGTGGCAACATGAAGTTACCTATCGGTTGTTTCTATTGTCATCATAAGATTGAATGTCATTCAGACGCTAATGAAGGTAAAGGTTTACGCATATTTAATTATGCAAAGAGTAAAGTTTATTTAACAAAGGTAGTAAAAGAACCGAAGGTAGAAGAGACTATCCTGTGAAATATTTATTATTAATTGTATTAGTATTTAATACTTATGGATGTACTTACTTTGCTTTTAAAACAACAACAAAAGTTATTGAAGAAGTAACAGAAGAAGATGTAAACCCAGAGAAAAAGAAAAAGATATTAGATAATAAAAAAGAAAAAGAAAAGAAACACAATGAAAGAGCAAAGGATTTTTATTGTAGTAAAATTAATGACCCAATAAAGTGTAATGTATGAATAGAAAAAAAATAAAAAAGATTAGACGAAGAGCTAAAGAACTTCTTGTTGAATGGTTGCAGTCTTTAGTAAGCGATGAAGAAAAGAAAAAGATTACAAAGGATAATGTATTTCAAATGATGCCAGAACAAACTCACTATTGGTTTAGAAATCAAATTCAATTAAGTGCATGGTCTTACAAGTGGGTAATAAAAAAATTAAAAAGAAATCCGGACTTGACATTTAAGGAATTACATGATATAATATATAAAAATGTGGGTACACATCGGAAAGTGTAAATGGTAATGGCGTATCGTTCTAAGTTTGAATCAACAGTCATAACTAAATTAAAAAGAAATAAAATTAAATTCTTTTATGAGAAGGAACGATTAAGTTTTGTACAACCTGCAATTAAAAGAAGTTACTTACCAGATTTATTTTTTCCACAGACAAATATCTTTGTCGAATTAAAAGGACAGTTTAGATTACAAGATAGGAAGAAACATTTATGGTTAAAAGAAAGTACAGATTATGATATTAGATTTTGTTTTCAAAATTCTAAAGTTAGAATAAGTAAACAATCTAAAACAACTTATGCTATGTGGTGTGATAAGAATAATATACAATGGTGTGATAAAGAAATACCAAAAGAATGGATGGTGAAAAATGGTAGACTACGAAAAGAATAAAGCTTACATTGTCTTATCAACAAGAGGGATTGGTAAAACAAAAAAGATGGATATAGAGTTTGTTAATATGTCTGATGATACAGGTATAATGATGACAGGTACAGGACTGCATTGGTTCTGTAAAAACAATAATGATTTATGTCAGTACATTGGCATGAGAGAATTAGAAAAAGTTATGATGACAGGAGGAGCAAAGGATAATGGAAAACTTACAAACTAAAAACTTATTAACAACAGCTATTGAATTAGTAGGAGGAGATAGGCAAAAAGATTATGGAGATAAAGTAGATAACCATAACAACATTGCTAAACTATGGTCAGCATATAAAGATGTAAAGATAACACCACATGATGTTGCAATTATGATGTGCTTATTAAAAATAGCAAGAACAAAATTAGGAGAGGTAAGTCCAGATACTTATATAGATGCATCGGCTTACATGGCAATAGCAGGGGAGTGTAAATCACATGAAAATTAAAATAGATTTAGAAAGAGATAAGAACTTAACATCATTTGGAATAGGTACTATACAAGATAGATACTTAGATAAGAATGAAACATCCCCACAACACGCCTTTGCTAGAGCATCTAAATATGTTTCTACTTACAGAGGTAAGACTGATTGGGATATGGCACAAAGAATATATGATTACGCAAGTAAGACTTGGTTTGGTTTCTCCTCACCAATACTTTCCAATGCCGGTACAAAAAAAGGATTACCCATATCCTGTTTCCTTAATTATGTACCCGATAGTCGAAGAGGATTAAGCGACCACTATGATGAGAACATTTGGTTAGCAAGTAATGGTGGTGGTATTGGAGGATATTGGGGTGATATAAGAAGTGATGGAACATCAACTTCACATGGCTCTATGTCGACAGGTTCAATTCCTTTTATGAGAGTTGTTGATAGTCAGATGTTAGCTTTTAATCAAGGCACTACAAGACGAGGAAGTTATGCTTGTTATATGGATGTGTCTCATCCAGAGATAGAAGAGTTTTTATTTATGCGTAAGTCTTCTGGTGGTGACTCCAATAGAAAATGTCTTAACCTTCATCATGGTATTAATATTACTGATGACTTTATGAACGCAGTATCTAAAAATATTGACTGGGAATTAGTTGACCCACATTCTAAAAAGATTGCTAAGTCTATTAATGCAAGGGAACTATGGAGATTAATATTAGAAACAAGACATGAAACAGGTGAACCTTATTTACATTTCATTGATACCTCTAATAAAAATTTACCGGAGTCTCAACAAAAATTAGGATTAAAAGTTAATCAATCTAATTTATGTAGTGAAATAACTTTACCTACGAATGAAGAACGAACTGCTGTATGTTGTTTATCAAGTGTTAACTTAGCACAGTATGATGAGTGGTCCACATCCGCTACCTTTATTCCAGACATGATACGAATGTTAGATAATGTATTAGAACATTTTATTATGGCTACTTATAATTTTTCTTATGATTATAAAGGAAACATTTTAGATATGAAAGTTAAGGAAGAGATGTCTGGGTTTGAAAAAGCTGGGTATAGTGCGTATAGAGAACGAAGTGTTGGTCTAGGTGCTATGGGATTTCATACTTACTTACAAAAATTAAATGTTCCTTTTGATAGTCCAATAGCAACAGGTCAGAATATAAAAATATTTAAACAGATAAAAGAATTAGCAGTAGAAACTTCTAAAGAGTTAGCTATCGAAAGAGGTGAAGCTCCAGACATGGAAGGAACAGGTATGCGTAATGCACACTTGTTAGCGATTGCCCCAAATGCCACATCAAGTATTATTTGTGGTGGTACTAGTCCTTCTATCGAACCAATACGAGCAAATGTTTATACTCATAAAACTTTAAGTGGTACATTCCAAGTACGGAATGGACAGTTACATAATTTATTTAAAACTAAATGGAACATTAACGATGACTTACAAAAAGAATATGATAGTGACTATGATTTGTTTAAAGATAAGATATGGAAAAACATTAGTGAACATGATGGTTCAGTTACACACCTTGACTTTCTAACTGATATGGAAAAGGATGTATTTAAAACAGCAAATGAGATAGACCAGAATTGGATTGTTGAACACGCATCAAAGCGACAACAATATATCTGTCAAGCTCAATCAGTTAATTTATTTTTCGTTGCTCCACGCATACAAGCTCCACAAGAAGAGCATGATAATTTCTTACGATATACAAACAAAGTACATTATCAAGCATGGAAACAAGGATTAAAAAGTCTTTACTATTTACGAAGTAGAGAAGCAAAAAGTGCAGAGAATATAAACTTAAAGGTTAAGC